AAGATGGTTTTTTCAGATATGCTATCTCTAGATGGCGAAGAGTAAGATCAACAAAAAGCATATACTCGCAAGACTCACGCTTGTCCCAGCAAAGGATAAGCGTTTGTTTTATATGCGAGAAATGAAGATGCTCAACGATCTTTGTGATCGTTATTCAGTTGAATTTATGAATGAAGCTTCTTTTGATAAGAAGTTTGATTCGTTGGCTTATCTAGTTTGTGATAAACTAAAGGAGACTTTAGATAAAAAGTTTCGTGCATTCAATTTTAAAGTTGACTTGTCTAAGTATATAGATTACGATATAGGTGAAAAGGTCGGCAAGGATGTCGAGGTAGAAAAGAAAATTAAATCATTAAAGAATTTTTTAGATGGCTAAAATTAAACAAGAAAAAAATAGGGAAGTGTTGAAGTCGAGTGCGGTTCTGGGTTCGTTCTTAAAACAAAACTCAGAAGATCATTATAACTTCGAAGAAGAAATTGATTATAAAGTTTCAAGCGGCTCTTTGCAGCTAGATCTGAGACTTGGAGGTGGTCTTACGCCAGGTCTACATAGATTTTGCGGAATGAATGAGGGTGGAAAAACTTCCGCTGCTCTATCATTTATGAAGAGTTTTCTAGAAACCGTTCCCAATTCTAAGGGTTTCTATATCAAAGCTGAAGGTCGCCTTTCCAAAGAAATGCGGGAAAGATCTGGTATCAAATTCGTTTTTAATTCTGAAGAGTGGGAAGCTGGCACATGTTTTGTGTTCGAAAGTAATATCTACGAAACTGTTGTTCAAGGGATGCGTGAACTCGTCACAAAAAACGAGGAAGAGAATCGTTATTATTTCCTACTTGATTCTGTCGATGGACTAATCACAAAAGGAGATCTTGATAAAGACTTTGAAGATTCTAATAAAGTCGCTGGCGGCGCTGTTATTGCAGCTAACTTTATGAAGCGACTATCTATTGCTCTAGCAAAGAGGGGGCATATGGCAGTATTTGTCAGTCAAGTTCGAGCGGATATTAAACTAGATCCATACTCTAAAGCTCCAGTGCGCCAAACAACTGCAACTGGCGGTAACGCTCTCCTGCATTTTGCGAACTGGATTCTTGAATTTGAGCCTAGATATAAGGGAGATTTAATTCTTAAAAATCCATCTGAAAAACAGATCGACGCTGTAACTAATCCAATTATCGGACACTTCGCGAAGGTTACTGTTAAGAAATCACCAAATGAAAAAACTAACTTAACCATTTCTTATCCAATTAAATATGGTCGTACGAATGGTAATTCCATATGGATTGAAAAAGAAATTGTTGATCTTCTTCTTTTGTGGGAGTTTGTTACTAAAGGGGGATCTTGGTATACTGCGACTGAAGAATTTGAAGAATTACTTTCGGAAAATTCCCTTCCAGCTTTCGGCAAAGTACAAGGACTAGATTCGGTATTTAGTAAAATAGAACAAGATCAATTACTCAGCAAATTTTTAATTACTTACTTCAAAAAAGCAATTTGCGATGAAGTTTAAAACCATCAATGGTTCTACAGCTGAACTCAAAAACGCTAAAAAATATTTAATCAAATGGAAAGGCAAGAGCCGTAGCAAGTTCCAACTTTCAGTAAAAGATTTTCTTCATCCTTATTGGAAGAATGATATCGTATTTGAAGAATTTAGGCTTGTCAATACACTGCTTTCTTTTGATTTTTATAACGCTAATAAAAAAATTGCGATAGAAGTCCAAGGCGGTCAGCACACAAAATACGTTGAGTTCTTTCACGGCAGTCGCTTTAAATATCTGCAACAATTAAAAAGAGATGAAAAGAAATTAAAATTCTGTGAAGCGAACGAAATCACACTTGTCGAAATATATCCCAAAGATAAAATTAATGAAGAGCTTTTTTTATCATTTGGCGTGATTTTGTGATTGACAAAGTTTATCAATACGTTAATGTAAATCCACATGATCTATAACTTAGAACTAGAAAAACAACTTTTAGCCGCTCTAATCAAAGAGCCTGAAAGCTATTGCGAAATTTCAAACTTTATTAGCCATAAGGACTTTTACAGTGAAGATTCTGGACTCCACAGTTCCATCTTTACTGTTGTTAAGCAAGCGATTGATGCTAGTGATCAAATTGACGAGGTCATTGTAGCTCAGCGAGTATCTTCTCTTGGCTTGTCATTTGAGGATCGTCTGAATCCAGCTGATTATATTCGCTCTCTAGCTATGCGCAAAGTTCCGCATGGCAATTTAATCAAAACAGCCAAGGAACTCAAGAAGTTTACTATTCGTAGAGAGCTATATGAATCTGCGCAAGAGATTGCGCGTAAGATGAAGTCTATCGCTCCAGAATCAAGCTATAGCCAAATTATTGGGGCAGCAGATAGCTCTTACAACTCTCGTATTAATTTATACGAGATAGGCAATGATACGCCAGAAAATATCTACGAAGACATGGAAGCTCTTATTGAAGAGCGTGGCAACAATCCGATTACTGAATTTGGAATGATGGGTCCTCATGAAAAAATCAATGAGATATATGGATCACTTCTAAGACCTGGAAATATAACTGTTATTGTAGCTAGGTCTGGAGTAGGAAAGACTCAATGGTGCATGGATTACTCTACAAAAGTATCCATGAAATATAATGTTCCAGTTCTACATTTTGATAATGGCGAGATGAGCAAAGAAGAACTTATTATGCGTCAATGTGCAGCAATCTCAGGAGTTCCAATGCATTTGCTTGAGACAGGCAACTGGAGAAAGGCTGGATCGGAAGTCGTAGATAAGGTTCGCTCTACTTGGGCGAAAGTAAAAGATCTCAAATTCTATTATTATAATGTCGGCGGCATGGATGTAGATGCAATGATTAAAGTTCTCAAGCGATTTTATTATGCAAAAGTTGGTCGCGGCAATCAAATGATTTTCTCATTTGACTATATTAAAACGACTTCCGAAGCTAGCGGTGGCAAGAATGAATGGCAAGTTGTCGGCGAAATGGTAGATAAATTCAAGAAGTGTATTCAAAAAGAAATTCTTCATGAAGGTGATCCTATTATTCCTATGATTACATCCGTCCAGTCAAATAGGAGCGGTATTACGAATAATCGTCAATCACAAAATATTGTTGATGATGAGAGCATTGTATCTCTATCAGACCGAATCACTCAGTTCTGCTCGCACATGTTTATTCTTCGTAATAAAACTGCTGATGAAATTGAAACTGAGGGTCGTAACTTCGGCACTCATAAGATCATCAATGTAAAAGCTCGACATCTTGGTAAAGATATCGCTGGTGCTGTAGAGCCTGTTAGAATTGGAGATACACTGCGTAAAAACTTTATCAATCTTGAGTTCCATAATTTCTGTATTACAGAAAAAGGAGATCTCCGTGATATCGCTCGTATGACAGAAGGTGGCGGAGATCTAGAAGGCAATGAATCAGATGACTTACCAAACTTCAATTGATCCTAGCCATATTAAGCCTACCCTTGAAAAAATAGGGTATCGCTTAATTGATTGTGGCAATCATTGGCGTACAAAAGCTTTATATCGAGGCGGCGACAATGATACTGCTATTTGTGTTTATAAAAATAGTGGAGTATGGACAGATTTCGCACAAGGCAGTCAAAAGTTTCCATTTGAAAGATTAATCAAGCTGACTTGCGGCTCTGATCCGCGAGCTATTAAAAAAATCCTTTCGTCAATTAACAAATCCGAAGAATACGTATATACTACAAAACAAACAATCGAAATGGACGCAATCTATCCCGAATCAATGCTGAACAATCTGTTCCCGAACTTTTCTTTTTATAAAAAGAAAGGCTTGTCAGATGATACTTTAAATTTTTATAAAACTGGATTAGCACAGTCTGGCAAGATGTATCGTCGAATGGTATTTCCAATTTATAATGAACATCATCAAATCATTGGATTCAGTGGAAGAAAAATTGATTGTCAAAACGACAAGATCCCAAAATGGAAACACATCGGTAAAAGAAAGAATTGGATTTACCCAGCATATATACCTGCTGAAGAAACAGTTGATTCTATTATTCGCAAAACTAGCGAAGTAGTAATTGTGGAAAGCGTCGGAGATAGTATGGCTCTTTTTGAATCTGGAGTTAAGAATACATTGGTATCTTTTGGATTAGGATGCCCATCTATCATGTTATCGTATCTTAGCTCTTTTCCAGTAAAGAGAATTGTTATCGCTGGCAATAATGATTTGGATGGTGAGAATCATGGATATCTTGGGTGTGTCAAAACGCTGTTGAATCTTCTTCCGTATTTTGATTTCAACTGCATTGAGATTAATCTTCCGCCAGAATCTCATAACGACTTCTCTGATGCATTTACTTCTGGAGTTGATCTAAAAAAATGGTACAATACCCCTGTAGACCGTTCTCAATTCATTAAGGAATTGATTACTTTTGTAGCCGCCAACAAACAGAAATTTAAAGAAAAAGATCTGTCTATGCTAAGAAAAGTATTAAAATCTATATGAGTGATCTAAAAAATTCGTTATCTGCCAGTAGAATCAAGACGTTGCAGTCTTGTAGTTGGATGTATTATGCTAAATATGTTCTCGGTATTCCCGATAAGGGTAATGACGGTAGTTCTCGCGGCACAGTCTGTCACTTAATATTTGAAGTTCTCGGTGATACTCGTAGGAAAAAAACCTACAATAAAATCATTAAAACTCAAGATGTTTTTGCGGTAAAATCTATCCAAAAACTGATCTTTAAACATGCTAAAAGATTGGGCGTAGATGATGATGATAATATTGAGCTGATTAAAAAAATGATACTCAATGGTTTGATGTATGATTTCTTTGGTCTATCGAAAGGAAAACCTTCACTTTCTGTTTCAGAACAAGACTTCGAAATTGTTGTTAATGACGGCAAATTCAAATATAAAATCAAAGGCTTTATTGATAAGCTATTCTTATATAAGAAACAAAAGTTTGCTCTAATTCGCGACTTCAAAACCAGCCGTGAAACATTTAAAGGAAAAGACGTTAAAGACAATCTGCAAGATTACATGTATAGTCTTGCCGTAAAACATTTATTTCCTGAGTATTCTAACAGACAAAGTGAATTCCTGTTTCTCAAGTTCGACTTAGATGATTCAAAAAATTCTGGCATTATTAAAATGGCTACGATTGATGATGACGATTTGGAAGGATTTGAATATCAACTAACAGCTATTCAAGAATATCTCGATAACTTTTCTAAAGAGGATGCTTATTCTAACTTCGCTTCAAAACAACCTTTTCCTAAAGATAAAACATTCAGTGGACCACTACAATGTGGCTTTGCAAAATATGAGGGTCAATTAAAAATTGATGGAACTCCTATGTGGGCATGTTCTTGCAAGTGGGCTTTCGATTATTTTGCCGCTATTGATGAAAATGGAAAACAATTAAAATCGTATTTTAATGAATCAGAAGTACCAGAAGGTCAAAAATATGAAAAGCGTAGGTATGATGGTTGTCCTGCATACCAAAAAAAGTCTTGACATCATAGAGGAACTACGTTATTCTCTTTTTGATGATTCCCATATTTACCTCTCACTTCTCAATAGGGAAGAGTATTTTAACACTAAACCATCCCGATAAAGAAACATCGGATGGTTCTGACAGTATCTTTTCAATTGCCAAAGAAAATGGTCTTAAACATCTGTTCTTAGTTGAAGAATCAATGACTGGCTTCTTTGAGGCTTTTAGAATCTCAAAAGAGATGGGTATTGATTTGCACTTTGGCTATAAATTTGTATGCTGCAATTCTGATGGTAATGAAAAATCTAATCATAAGCTGATCGCATTTGCAAAAAATGATAATGGATGCAAAGCTCTAAACAAGCTTTATTCATTTATTAATACAAGTCAAAATAAAGCAATTTCTAATGACGACTTGATAGCTAAATGGAGCGATGATTTGATGTTGGCAGTTCCCTTCTATGATTCATTTATCTTTAATAATCAAATGATTATGGGTCACTGCATTCCTAATATTGGTGGACTTAACCCAGTATTCTTTGTCGAAGACAATGGATTGCCATTCGATCATCTACTAAAAGAAGCTATTGCCCACTACGTATCTCAAAGAACGCCAAATTATTCTACTC